AGGCTGTTGTTGAGTATTGCACTGAAGTAAAACACGCGAGACAAAAAGGCGAGTCTCTTCCGAAGGTCACCGACTATATTGCACAGTGTTTTCTGAAAATCTCAGAAGGTCTGTCTCACAAATCCAACTTTGTTCGTTATACATATCGTGAAGAGATGGTGATGGATGCGGTTGAGAACTGTCTCAAGGCGATTGAGAACTACGATATTGATAAAGCAACACGCACAGGTAAACCGAATGCGTTTGCATACTTCACACAGATTTCTTGGTATGCATTTCTTCGTAGGATTGAACGTGAGAAGAAACAACAAGATATCAAGATGAAATACATCAACCAGTCTGGTATTGAGAACTTCCTTGATAATGAATTGGGGGATACACAGTCTGCACAAGTTGCACAGGCATTTGTTGACCAACTTCGTTGACGCATTGATGAAGTCAAAGAGAAAGATGCGGAGTGGAAAGAGGTTGTTAAGAAGGAACGTAAGAAACGCACGGTCAAGGTTGATTCTGACCTGAGTGATTTCATTACAGATTAGGAGGGTTGGCTGAGTGGTTGAAAGCACTGGTCTTGAAAACCAGCAAGGGTTCACGCCCTTCGAGAGTTCGAATCTCTCACCCTCCGCCACTTTTTTCTTGACAATACTAGTAACTTTTGGTATAATACTAAAATGAAAAATTTATCTTATCATGGAAAAACCGTAGAACAAGCACGATGGGTTCTGGAATACTTCGGAACACCTGAGAAACGTGAACTCTACAAAGACAACAAGTCATACAACGAATGGTTGGATGAATGTCGCATGGTTATTGAAGCAGAGAGGTTGAATTACTAATGGACAAAGAGAAGAAAGTCGCACTTCGCAAGTTGCGTAAGAAAGCAATCAAGTTGCAGAACACCAGTTCTGTGAAACTGACAATGGCTGAAGCACTGAAGCGAGTTCAAAATGAAAATAGCGATTCTGAATGATACCCATGCGGGTATCCGTAATTCCTCTGACATCTTTATGGATTATCAAGAACGCTTCTACTCTGAAGTATTCTTTCCATACTTGTTAGAGAATGACATCAAACACATTCTGCACTTGGGTGATTACTACGACAATCGTAAGACAATCAACTTCAAGGCACTTCAACACAATCGTAAAATCTTTCTTGAGAAGTTGCGTGATTACGGTATTACGATGGATATCATCATCGGTAACCACGATATGTATTTCAAGAACACGACAGAGTTGAATGCACTCAAAGAGTTGCAGGGTCACTATATGAATGAGGTCAATCTCGTTCTAGAACCAAGAGTCATGGATTATGATGGTTTGAAGGTAGGTCTTGTTCCGTGGATTTGTCAGGACAATGAGGAACAGTCTGTTGAGTTTATTAAGACTTGTAAGGCTGACTTTATTGGCGCACATCTAGAACTGCAAGGGTTTGAAATGCAGAAGGGTATGCCGTGTATGGATGGTATGTCACCTAAACTGTTTGAACGTTTTGAGATGGTATTGTCTGGTCACTTCCACGCAAAGTCCTCACAGGGTAACATTCACTATCTGGGTAGTCAGATGGAGTTCTTCTGGAATGATTGTAATGACCCTAAACATTTCCATATCCTTGATACGGAAACAAGAGAACTGACTGCGGTTCGTAATCCGATTACAATCTATGAAAAGATTTACTATGACCACGAGAACATGAATAAGTTCAAAGACCTGTCGTATCTGGACAATAAGTTCGTCAAGGTCATTGTCACCAACAAAGGTGATGCATATGAGTTTGAACGTTTCATTGACCGTGTGCAGGCTCAGAAGATTCATGAGTTGAAAATCCAAGAGGACTTCAAAGAGTTCATTGGAGAAAATGTCGAGGACGAAGAGATTTCGCTTGACGATACCGAAACAATCGTGTATAATTATATTGATGCTGTTAATACAGACCTAGATAAGGGTAGAATCAAAAAGGAAATATCCGACCTGATGACCGAAGCACAAACGCTGGAGATTGTGTAATGGGTTTAGGATTTAATGATGGATTTGCTTTCTGGGAACACTATTGTCCCGTAGAGAAAGATATAATGGGATTTGAGAAGGGAACACCATGCGACTGGTGCGGTGCTACAGAGAATGATACACTTCGAGAAACTAAGATTCAAGAACTTCCTCTCGACAGGAAATAACTTTACAGAGATTGAGTTCGAGACCGCCCCGACCACTTTGGTGGTGGGTCAAAACGGTGCGGGTAAGTCAACCATGTTGGACGCATTGTCGTTTGGTTTGTTTGGCAAACCCCACCGCAAAATTTCCAAACCTCAACTGGTGAACAGTATCAATGGCAAAGGCACATTGGTCGAAGTTGAGTTTCGGATTGGTTCGCAACAATATAAAGTTGTCCGTGGTATCAAACCTAATAAGTTTGAACTCTGGGTCAATGGAAATATGGTGAACCAAAATTCTCATGCGCGTGAATACCAGACGATGCTTGAGAATAATATCGTCAAGTTGAACCACAAGTCTTTTCACCAAATTGTGGTTCTTGGGTCTTCATCCTTCGTCCCGTTTATGCAACTTACCTCTCAAGCTCGGCGCGAAGTGATTGAAGACCTACTTGACATTAATGTTTTCAGTAAGATGAACTCATTGTTGAAAGAACGAATGTCTATCCTGAAGGACAAGATTAGTGATAATGGTCATCAGTTGAGTATGGTTGAAACCAAAATCAATGCACAGAAAAAATATCTCCGTGACCTGAGTTCAATAACTGCACAACAGAAGAAAGAAAAACTCGACACAATCAAATCTTTGCAGGAAGACATTCGTGTTCTCAATGAGAAGAATGAGGAACTGACAAATGAAATCACTTCGAAGTCCCCAAGTGTCAACGAAGGAACATCTTCTGTTACTTCGGATATTACTAAACTCGATACCTACATGGCGCAATTCCAAACGCAACAAAAAGAAGTCGTTAAACAGGCCAAGTTTTTCGAAGAGAACGATACATGTCCGACATGCGAACAAGATATTGACCAGTCAACGAAAGACTATCATCTCGAAAGGTGTAAAACCAAAGCGGGGACTATTAAAAACGCACTCGACATGGGTAAGTCCCAAAGAGAAACTCTTCTCAAGAAACAAGAAGAGTTGCAGTCGCAAATGGATTCTATACGGGAATGGCAATCATCAGTCAACGCTAATGCTCAAGAGATTGGGTCAATTAACAGAACCATCGATGGACTTAATGGTGAGTTATCCCGTCTTAGTGAAGAGACAGGTGACCTCAGTGAAGCGAATACTGAACTGGAAGTTCTCCGTGTAGAGAAAGAACAGTTGCAGGATGAGAAGTTCAAACTGAATGAACAGAACTCATACTATCGTGTCAGTGCAGAGATGTTGAAGGATACTGGTATCAAGACTAAGATTATCAAACAGTATATCCCTGTTATCAACAAACTCACCAATGACTATCTGAATATCCTAGACTTCTTTGTTCACTTCAATCTGAGTGATTCATTCGAGGAGACTATTCGTTCACGTCACCGTGATAACTTCTCTTATGACTCATTCAGTGAAGGTGAGAAACAACGTATTGACTTGTCACTACTGTTCACATGGCGGCAGATTGCCAAGATGAAGAATAGTGTCGCGACCAACCTTCTTGTGTTGGACGAAACCTTTGACTCCTCTTTGGATGAAGAAGGTATTGATAATCTCATGAAGATTATTGCAACCGTGGCTGAGGACACGAATGTGTTCATCATCTCACACAAATCAGAACTCGAAGACGCAGCCTTCTCTCGTAAGATTGAGTTCGTCAAAGAGAAAAACTTTTCTAAAATTAAGGGTTGACAAATATATGAGAATGTGTTACTATTAACACAATCGAATTAGAAAGGCGATTATTATGGAACTTACAGATTCAACTATCAACATTTTGAAAAACTATGCAACCATCAATCCGAACATTGTAATTGATGAGGGCAATACATTGAAAACAATCTCTGTTGCGCGGAACGTTCTCTCTGCAACAGAAACTAACGAGACCTTCCCACAGAAGTTCGGTATCTATGACCTGAATGAATTTCTGAACGTGTTGTCTCTCGTTGACCAACCTCGTCTCAAGTTTGAGTCAGACTTCGTTGTCGTGGGTGACAGCACTGGTCGTTCATCGGTCAAGTATTTCTACTCTGACCCTGAGATGTTGACTTCGCCTGGCAAGGACATCAACATGCCAGAAGCAGAAGTTAAATTTACCCTAGATACTGATACATTGGGTAAAGTAAAACGTGCAGCAGCTGCACTGGGACATGAGGCAATTTCTGTCACTCCTGCAACTGGTGCGGTTCGTCTGACGGTCACTGACACAGAAGACAAGACATCCAATACCTTCTCGATTGAAGTAGAAGGGACATATCCAGAGGGAGTTGATTTCAACTTCGTTCTGAATGTTGGTAATGTGAAAGTTATCAACGAAGACTTTGAGGTTGAGATTTCCTCTAAACTAATCTCTAAATTCACCAGTAAACAGTCACCGACTGAATACTATATTGCACTTGAAAAATCATCAGTTTATGGAGCATAATGATGGCTAAAACAAAAGAAGACCATTCAGCAATCTATGACTTGGGAAATCGTGTTTCCCGTTCTACGGTTGCGGTCATTGATACAGTCGTTCAGCGCGGCGGTTTCAAAGGTGAAGAACTTTCGACTATCGGTCAACTTCGTGACCAAGCAGTCCAGATTGTTCAAATCTGTGAAGAGTATCAATCGTCGCAAAGTCTTGACGACGACGAAGAATAAGTCTGAGCGTTTCCTTTCCGCCGACTTATGGGGTGGGATGCGTGTCTCCTTTCCGCGCATCCCACTTTTTTCTTGACATACACATATTAATGTGTTACTATTGTTTTTTATTATGGAGAAAGTATGAGTAATGAATTCCTCTGGGTCGAGAAGTATCGCCCTCAAACCATCCAAGAAACTATTCTACCAGAAGACCTGAAAGAAACCTTTCAGAAGATTGTTGACTCTGGTGAGATTCCTAATATGTTATTCACGGGGACTGCGGGTCTGGGTAAGACCACGGTTGCTCGTGCAATCTGTAACGAACTGGGTCTGGACTACATTGTAATCAATGGTTCAGAAGAAGGTAATATCGACACCCTGCGTGGTAAGATTAAACAGTTCGCATCGTCTGTGTCTCTGTCAGGTGGATACAAAGTTGTTATCCTCGATGAGGCAGACTACCTCAATCCTCAATCTACACAACCAGCCCTGCGTGGGTTCATCGAAGAGTTCTCACAGAACTGTCGGTTCATTCTGACATGTAACTTCAAGAACCGTGTCATCGAACCTCTGCACTCACGGTGCGGTGTGTATGAGTTCAACGTAAAGACGAACAAAGACCGTGCAACACTGGGTCAAGCATTCTTCTCCCGTTGTCGTGACATCCTTGTCAAAGAGGGTATTGAGTTCAATGGTAAGACTGTTGCAAATCTGGTGATGAAACACTTCCCCGACTTTCGTAGAGGTCTGAATGAACTGCAACGTGGTAGTATCGGTGGTAGTATCACTACTGATATCATTGTTGAAGACAACACTAAATATTCAGACCTGTATAAACATTTGAAGGAGAAAGACTTCAAGAAGATGCGTCAGTGGGTCGTTAATAATATTGACCTTGAACCCGCATCAATCTTCCGTGGTATCTATGATAGTGTGGAGGGCAATGTGCGACCAGAAAGTATTCCGCAACTCATTCTCATTCTTGCTGATTATCAATACAAGAATGCGTTTGTTGCAGACCACGAACTTAATCTGGTTGCTTGTTTAACTGAATGTATGGCTAATGTGGAGTATGAATGATGAAATTTAGATATACAGAATATACCCAAAGTGCAATCACAAAAGAGTATAATGTGACGCAGGAAATTTTGGATGAATATGAAATCACCGCAGAACAACTCGAAGAGTTTCTGAGAGACCCTGATGAAGCAGAGGATGATGTATGTGATGCTGTCCGTGAAATGCTCTGGGAATTGGAATATGAGATTTATTCCGAAGATGACCGATTTGATGATGAACAATTTGATTTAGTTGAAGATGAAGATTGATAGATACTACTTCTTTACGTCAGAACATCACCCAAAGGGTAGTTACAATGAGGTGCATCCGTGTCGCATTGTGAGAACAAGATGGCGTGAACAAGGTTGGTATCTCAACTCGTTCTATCGTATCTCTAGTTTCAGAGGAATCAAGATTGGTTGTATCTCTATGGGCCTTGTGTCGGGATATCGTAGACACAAGATTCCGTATATCGCATATCATTGGAACGGTGGGTTTACTCTTCCAGTATTCCTGTTGTCTTGGATGATGGGTTCTGAAATGAAGAAAATTACTTGCACTTATGGTGATAGAAAACTGAAGACATCTTTGAAAATGATTTGGAAAAAATGGATTAAGTGATGGAATATAAAACTTGGGAAAAGGTGATGGCTCGTTCACTCGACTATTATATTGGTCGAACAGACGAAGATGAACCAAAAGTTCCTGTCCTAACTATGCGGCAGGCGAAGCGAGGATTATATATAAAGATAGTGCTGCAGTTGGTAAACTGGATTACCTGTTTCTTCATCTGTGCGGGCGTAATCAGACATTGGGGATAAACATGAAGTATGTAAAACCAGGCAAGTATGACCACATTCCAGAAGAACGTTCATGGTATTATGATGACTTCGGAAACCGTATCGATAAAGAGACGGGAGACTTTGTTGTATTGGCGTTGCCATATAAAGAAGAACCGCAACATGAAATCATGAATGTTGTAAAAGTTGATGGTGAATGGAAACCAGTTCAAATGGAATTTGATTTCCGTGATGATAATGAAAAGGATGCGCTCTTTGAATAAGTGGGACGAAGCTCACATGCAGGCCGCGAAGGTTTACTCTAAACTTTCCTCTGCACAGAGACTACAAGTTGGTTGTGTCCTTGTAAAGGACAACCGTATCATTTCAATCGGATATAACGGTATGCCGTCAGGATGGACAAACGTATGTGAGACCTCTGACGAATACGGTATGCGTCCAGTAACAAAACCAGAGGTTCTCCATGCAGAGACGAATGCGATTGCAAAAGTGGCGCAATCTAACGAATCGGCGAAGGGCGCAACTGCATACACGACCTGTGCGCCCTGTCTCGACTGTGCAAAACTCATCTATCAAGCCGGTATATCCAGAGTTGTATACGGACACGGATATCGAAGTGACCAAGGATTGACTTTCCTAGAAGAGTGTGGTATAATTGTAGAATGTATGGAGACTTGATATGAACCCCTTTGATTATGTAACTTCGATTAACTACACTAAGAAAGATGTCATGGAAGACGAGAAGACCTATAATGGGTTTATGGTCAATCGTAGTCTTTCCTACTTCTCTGACACTGTTGTTCTCGCAAATGAGATGAATCGGTATCACCACTTAGACAATCGTCTACAATATCAATTTCTTATAAATATGGTTAGGAAACGGAAACGTTTCTCCAAATGGGCAAAACCCGAAACACATAATGACGTTGATGTGGTGAAAGAATACTATGGATACAGTAACGAGAAAGCACAACAAGTTCTCGCCCTTCTCTCGCCTACTCAACTACAAAAATTAAAAGAAAAGGTGAGTAAAGGTGGAAGAAAATAATTTAGTCTCATGGAGTCCTGTGAATATGCTAGAGGTCACTCTGGCAGAACCCGATGACTTCCTCAAAGTTCGCGAAACCCTGACACGCATCGGTGTCGCATCCCGCCGCGAAAATAAACTATTCCAATCATGTCACATTCTGCACAAACAAGGCAGATACTATATCGTTCACTTCAAAGAACTATTCATGTTGGACGGTAAGAAAGCAAACCTCGAAGAGTCAGACGTGCAACGTAGAAACACGATTGCGACTCTGTTGTCTGACTGGGGTCTACTGGAAATTCAAAACAGTGAACAGGCCGAGGACTGCGCTCCTCTCCGTCAAATCAAGATTATTGGATATCGTGAGAAAGACCAGTGGGAACTATGTCCGAAATACAACATTGGAAACAAATAGACTTTCAGTCACACATTGAAGATATCCGTGCCAAACGTCACTGGTGGGATAAACTTGATGTGAGTGATATTGACTGGGGTCGTATGATGCAGTTGATTGATACTCATCCAAGAGACCTGTATGATTGGAATCGTGACAAACAACGGTTGGGATTAAATCAGTTTCACAAAAGACCATCCGCACCTCGTATCGCAAAAGAAATTGTTTCTGATATGGAGAGTTTCTTTGCGAAACGTGCGCCTCGTAAAGAGAAATATGAAAAGGGCCCACCCCAGATTACGAACATTGCTTTCTGTGGATTTGGTCAATACTCTGGTTCATACCCAAGACACAAAGATAGTATGGATGTATTCCTACTACAGGTAATCGGTGCAGTTCCGATTCGCATTGGTTATGGTGAAGAGGAGTCTGATGAGGATGACATTCGTGTTATGAAACCAGGCGACATCGTTTGGTTACCACGAGGAACGTGGCATCAACTTACACCTGAAAAGTCTCGTGTGAATTTTTCGTTTGGTTTTGAAAGTGATATGGACGCAGACCCAGCACTGTGGCTTTAAGGTCTTCCCTGACCACGATACTTTTTATAAGAACGTCTTTTGTCTTTAGACATTGAACCGAAGACTGGTTTACGACCAATACTCGTTCCCTTGACTGTTGGTTCGACAGTAGACGCCCCGATTTTACTTTTTGCCATTTTTTTCTTCTTAGGGGTTGAAATCTAAAATCTATACATTATATATACTATTGAGGATGCCGATAACGGGTTCTCAAACTGTCTTGCTAGATAATAGGAGATAAAGAGACATGACTAATTTAGAAAAACAACTGTTCCCGAAGTCCGCTTTCATTGGATTTGATAGACTACTGGATGATATGCAGTTCGCTGCGTCACACGCAAACGACCACTATCCCCCACACAATATCATCAAAGAAAGCGATAACGAATATCTGATTGAACTGGCTGTCGCAGGTTTCACTAAAGAAGATATCCAAATCACACAGAAGGAACGGTCGCTAAAAATTACAGGTAAGTATACATCAAAGGGTCGTGAAGTTATCCACCGTGGTATCTCGACTCGTAACTTTGAACGTAGATTCCGCCTGTCAGAGTATGTCCAAGTAACTGGAGCTTCATTTCAAGATGGCCTACTTGCAGTTTCATTGAAGTTGGAAATCCCAGAAGAGAAGCAGCCTCGTCAAATCAATATCGATTAAACGAGGAAAACAAATGACCGATATTCAAGCAATCGCAGCAATCGGTGCTGCAACCGTTGCTATGATGGCAACAGTCCTTACACCACTTCTTAGTATGTAATGATAAAATAATCGAGTAGGGGGCGGGAAACTGCCCCCTATATATTTGTATGAAAGCATATATGATTGCCGACCTGAATAATCCAGTGTCGGTCAGATACACAGAGATTGCATTGGAGTCTTGGTCAAAACAAGATATCCTTGACATCGAAGTCATTCAGTGTTATACACCTGATACGATTGCAGACCTTGAACCTCTATACAACTGGAAACCCCTGCTTCATGGAATGCAGAGAGGACAGATGAGTTCTCCGTCTGAGAGAGCAGGAGATATCTCTCACTGGCAACTCATCAAGAAACGAGCAGAGAGTCGGTCAAGATTCTATGTTATGGAACACGATTCATATCTACTTGATGCGGATGAATTTAAGAGGCAATTTGATT